CTAGAATGAGTATCTTAAAGGGTCGTGTCAGTATGGACATGGTGTAAAAGGGTTGAAACGAAGTAAAAAAAGAATGTTCTAGAATGAGTATCTTAAAGGGTCGTGTCAGTATGGACATGGGGTAAAAGGGTTAAAAAAAGAATGTTCTAGAATGAGTATCTTAAATAGACATGTCAGTAAGGACATGGGGTAAAAGGGTTAAAAGGAAGTAAAAAAAAGGAATGTTCTAGAAGGTTTTTAAGGGTGGGGGGTTAAAAAGAATGTTCTAGAAGGTTTTTAAGGGTGGGGGTGTGAAGGGTTAAAAAAATGAAGGGTAAAAGAAAGTAAAAAAAATGTTGTCAATTATTTTAAGGGTGGGGTGTGAAGGGTTAAACGAAGAAAGGGTTGGGTGTAGTGAAGGGTTAAATAAAAAAATTTTTAGTATTAGAGAAAATATATGGTGTGAAAAAAAAATTGACAAGTGAAAAAAGGAATAAGATGAAAGATATATATAAAGTCTAATACACTTATTAAAAGAGATCAGTTAAAAGAATGTTGTCAAATAAAGTAATTAATGTCGTAAACAATGAAGTAATGTCAATCTATAAACAAGCGATAATGGATTGTGCCGGAATTTATAATTTTGATGTAGAAGAAGCGATATCAAAATTATCAGAAAATATGAAAAAACCAGTAGTAAGTAAGAAATCAGAAAAAAAAGAGAAAACAGAAAAAATGAAATTAATTCCATTACCATGGACAGGAGAAGTAAATGAATTACATTGCTTAAACATAAAGATGAATCATGGTTTGTACACTCAATGCCCAGGTCTAAGATTAGAGAACGGATATTGTAAAAGTTGCAAGGAAATGTGCAGCGATTACTATACCGTAAACGAAAGATTAGAGAAGGGTGCGGAATACAAAGATGCGAAGGGCAGAAAACCAGTGAATTATTTAAAAGTAATGAAAAAATTGAAATTAAGCAGAGAAGAAGTGGAAATGGAAGCAGGTAAGAATAAAAAAATATTAAATAATGAAATATTTGAAGAAGAAGTAAAATTAGTAAAAGAAAAGAAAGAAAAATCAGAAAAAAAAGAAAAGAAGGGCAGACCAAAGAAGCCAGATGTAGTGATAAGTTCAACAGAAAACCCAATGGAAGATTTATTCAAGACAATTGTAGCAGAAAATACTTCAGAAGTAGAAGAAAAGAATGAAGAAAATAATACAGTAATTTCAGAGATAACAACATCATCAAATAAATCAAAAAAATCAAAAATGAGTGATGAAGAGAAAGCAGAAAAAGAAGCGAAAAAATTAGCAGAAAAAGCAGAAAAGGAAGCAAAGAAAGTTGCTGAAAAGGAAGCGAAGGAAGCGAAAAAATTAGCAGAAAAAGAAGAAAAAGAATTAAAAAAGAAGGAGTTAGAAGATCAAAAGAATGCTAAAAAATTAGCAGAAAAACAAGAAAAAGAATTAAAAAAGAAGGAGTTAGAAGAAGCAAAGAAAGTTGCGAAAGAAAGTAAGAAATCAGTAAAAAAATCAGAAAAATCTCCAAAAGAAGAAAAAGTAGAAGAAGTAGATGTAACTTTTGAAAAGATGATAGATGGAAAGAAATATAAGATATCAAAGACAAGTGGAAATGTATATGATGAAGATGATGAGATAGTAGGAAAATTTGATGCTAAAACGAAAGAATTGGAGTTCTTTGAAGAGGAAGAGGAAGAAGAAGAATTGGGAGAAGAAGATGTCGAAAGTGAAAACGACGAATAGAGTAAGTAAAAGATGTTTTAAAATATGTAATAATTTATTTAATATGTTGTTGTATACAAATTTAATTTAATATAATTTAATATAATTAAAAAACTTTTTTTTGAGTGATGAATTGTAGTGCCCCGGGGCACCAACCCATGTTGAAAGAATGTTCGGCGAATGTTCTTCAGAATAGTATCTTGAGGAGACGTTTCTCTCTTCATTGTATTTTCCAAAGTCAAAAATATTTATAATTTTTAAAATAAAACAAAGAAAACAACAAATAATATAGGGTATTAATTGTGAGCGATATCTCGTATAGTCACTCATTTCTTGACACCGTATATGGTAACAAATACTATGGTTAAAACTAAAAAAAGTATGTGGTTGAGTGTTGTAAAGGGTTAAATGAAGTAAGGAAAAAAGAATGTTCTAGAAGGTGTAGGGTGTAGGGTGTAGGGTGTAGGGTGTATGGTGTAAAGGGTTAAATAAAAACTTTTTAGTATTTGAAAAATATATTGCGTGAAAAAAAAATTGAAATGCTTAATAGTGTATAATATAATAATATATAATATATCAATTGAATTAAATAAAATTAAATAAGATGAGCATAATTGTAAGCAAACAACGCCTAGTTGAATTTCAAGGATCAATTGTTAGTCTGAGTGATGAGGTAAGCGAAAATTGTTTGGTAGATATTCGTCGATTAGAAGATACAGTTATAAATGTAGTAAGATCTTTTGCGGAATTAAACCCAATTAACAGTATTAGTGAAACAGATAAATATAGAGTGAATGAAGAGAAATTAAGACTTTTACAACAAAGCATAACGTATCTTGCAGATGCATTTGTAAAAGGCAGACCCGTAGATGTAAGAGACGTAGAACTGCGCGTTATAAATCTTTGTAACTGTTGGTTTAACTTAGGAAGAGCATAACCTAGTGTAATTTAGTATAATTTATTTAGTATTTTATGTATTAACCTTTAAAAATTAAGTAACTAATTAGTTATTTTTTTTGTATCCAAAGACCCCGACTTATAATATTATTTTAAGTAATTCATTTTTACCACTTACACAAAAAAAATTGAACATATTAAATAGTAATATTATAAAAGTATAATATAACTTATACTCAGTTGAAAATGAACACATTAGAAAATAGATACAAAATAGACGATACCCAATTTGTTTTATGCGATAAAAAAGGACAACAACACATCACAACATTATTGGTGCTTCCACTGACACTTGCTTTGGTTCCTGTAATTGTTGGTATATCAGTCACAGCCAAAGTTTTATCCATTCCGTATGGAATTTGTTCCAAGGCACTCTTTTCGTAGGTGAAATAATTAACAGAAAACAACATTTATTCAATGTTTAATACTATATTCCATTTTAAATAATTTATTTATTATTTTATGTATTAACCTTTAAAATTAAGTAACTAAATTAGTTTTTTTTTGAATCCAAAGACCCCGATTTATGAGAGACTTGTAAGATTTTTTAAATTTTGAAGTGTGTAAAGAGAGAAAAGTGCAGTCATATATAAAAGAATGTTCGGCGAATGTTCTTCAGAATAGTATCTTGAGGAGACGTTTCTCTCTTCATTGTATTTTCCAAAGTCAAAAATATTTGTAATTTTTTAAAAGAAACAAAGAAAACAACAAATTATATAGGGTATTTATTGTGAGCAGTATCTCGTATAGTCACTCATTTCTCGGCACCATATATGGTCACATTATATAGGATTATATAAAAATCATGGGGTGTAAGAGTTGTATAAAAATGGACGCACAAATAATGCCATACAAATAGAAATAAAACAGTTGCCACAGGTTAATTAAAAAGATTAATATATTTTATTCGAAAAAAAATTTCAAAAAGTGGTTCATAATTTGATTTGAAGAGAGAAAAGGGTACTTAAAGAACATTCGGCGAACATTCTTTTTCAGGAGACATTTCTCTCTTCATTGTATTTTCCATAGTCAAAAATATTTGTAAATTTTATAAGGAAGAATAAAAAAAATTGAATATAAAAAGTATGATTAGTTTAAACTATATTAAATTGAATAATGAGTTTTAAAAAGACGTTTTCATTAACTTTTGGTGATGTTGCAGAAAATCATAGAGGAATGCAAAAAATAGGAGATTTATCAGAATGTGGATTTAATATAGAAGATTTAAATAATATAAAAAAAAATTTTGAAGAGAAAGGTTGTAAATGCCAACTAATAAATATACATATGTTATTAGATGATGAAGAAATAAAATCGGGAAATGAAGCATATTTATTAGTGATAAAAAACGCAGTTAATAAAATATTAGAAGACGAAAATGGAAAAAATAAATTATTTGAAGAACAAGATATTTTAGAAAAGGATACAAAAGCATTAATGTACGGTAGAGTAGTAAATAAACACGCAAGACATAATTTATGTTTTTCAGAAGAACATCAAGAACCAAATTACGAAGAAGGAAAAGGAAGAGTTTATGCGTTCAATGAAGTACCATTATTAAATAATATAAGAGATAAATTAGAAGAATATATAGGTGAAAAAGGAAAAAAATTACAAGCAGAAGGGAACTATTATTATGATATAAAAAAATGTGGAATAGGTTTTCATGGAGATACAGAAAGAAAAAAAGTAGTTGCGATCAGATTAGGAGCAACAATTCCATTATGTTATACTTGGTATCATGATAATGAACAAATTAGTGGTGTATTGCGTATACTTAATATTGAACATGGTGATATGTATATTATGTCTGAAAAGGCGACAGGATATGATTGGAGATGTAAAACAAAATACACATTAAGACACGCAGCAGGTAGTGATAAATATACAAAACTATAAAAAAATATCAAAAATATAAAAATTTAATTATAGTTAAAAGTTAATACATAAAATATAAAATAAATAAGCAATTAAATAATCAATATATTGTTGGAGTATATAAAATTGTTAGAATATAGTGATTTTCTGTATAATACCAATATTGACCGTTTTTTTGTTTTTAAATGAATGTAGGTGTATCAAGAATTTCAAGTACTTTTCTATTGCTTTGATATTCAAAATAGTACTTATTATCATCTTCATAAAAATATCTCCAATCTGGGTTATCTGAATAACATGCTGGCATAATGGCATAGACAATTTCAGATGGATCAATATTGTCTCTATGTTTTTCACAGTCAAATTCAAATTCGATTTTCAGAGTTTGGTTATCAATGACTTCAAATTTCTTCGAAATCAAATGAACAATTCCGTGAAAATCCGAAATGACTGATTTCTCATCGCTTGTTATGCGCCCATTTTTTCTGAGTGAATTTTCTAAATGTTTAATCTCAAATTCTAATATAGGAATATCTAATTTTGGTTCATTAAATTCCCACTTAATTTCAACTGGAATAGTAAATTTTATGACTGGCATTTTAAAATATGTAGGTTATGATAATTATATGACTTACAATATTTGTCATAAAAGTATTTCATTTTTTTTTTGTTTAACCCATTCGGCACCCAATTGAAAAGAACATTCGGCGAACATTCGGCACCCAAGTGAAAAGAACATTCGGCGAACATTCTTTTTCAGTATCTTGAGGAGACATTTCTCTCTTCATTGTATTTTCCATAGTCAAAAATATTTGAAATTTTTAATAGAAAATATATTAATTACAAAAATTTATATGGGTCATTTATTATAATAGACGCAATTATATGCGAGTTTTTAACCCTATACGCATGTTGTTGGAACGCCAGATTGAAAAATTTTTAGTATTTTCAGTTTCAAGTGTTGTCAAAAAAAATTGAAATAATTTTTGGTCAAGTCATTAAATGTATACTATTTTTAAAACATTAAATTAATTAGTTAAAATGCTTTTACGTTCAGGAAAAATTATTAAGAATTTAAATATTATTAATAATAATTATTTCACAGTTGCTACTACAAAAATTGATATTAATTCTTATATATTAAATTTGACAACACATGAATATTTTATAGCATCTTCAAAAGATTTTTATATGGATAGAATGACTGAATTAACTACTGTTCCAGAAAAATCACTGATAAACCATGATAAAGGCGAAAGTCATTGGAGAAAAACAGATAAAATTATTATTGTACCAAAACATTTGAACAAATTTGTTGAACGAAATTCTGCCGAATTATTTTTAGAATATAGATTAAACAACTAAAAAAAATCATTTCCAATTGTTATAAAAAATTATATTTTATATTTTGTTTTATGTAATACCTTTTAACACTAACTAATTTTGTAATCTTTTTTTTGAAAAAAATTGAAATACTTTTTTTTATAATAAAATAAATCATATTATATTACTACTAACTTTTTAAAATGATTTCAAAACAATTTTGCCGTATCGACAATTTAATTATTGAAAAAATCAGAGGTGGATTGAAAATTGGACCAATTACCCGTTTCGAAAAAGAAAATAAAATAAAATTAGACATAAACAGAGTGCCATATGTTTCGTTTGGTAGTAGAGTAAAAGACAACAGATTTGTTTCATATCTTGTTAGTTCAGACCACACTGAAAATTTTGAAGACTTACCTATAGTTTATCCGTCTGGAAATTTTGGAAAAAAAAATGGTCAAACATTGGAATACTTCTTGAATTTTAATAATAAAAATAAAAACCTTTAATTATATCCAATAAATAACCGAATAACATTTATTTAAATTTTAATTGTAATTTAACTTTTAACTTTAATTAATCTTTCAATTCTTTTCTTTTTTGAAGACTTAAAATGGGACAAATTATGAGTAAGTTTTTTCTATTTTATTATAGTAATGACACATAAAGTGAAGATTATAAATTTCGACAGTTAAATATTATTTAGAAAATAAAGATTATATTAGAAAACCCTGTAAAATATTTGATTGTAAGAAGGAATACTTATACATATATTTTTTTATTTACTTATATTAAGGGGATATGAACAAACAAAAAAGTAGAAGAATTAATCGTAAACAAATAAAACGCAAGACAATAAAACGCAAGACAATAAAACGCAAAACAATAAAACGCAAGACAATAAAACGCAAGACAATAAAACGCAAGCAAAATAAGAAAATAGTGTATAACCAAAAAAAAATGCATGGAGGGAAGTTCAATCCAGTTGAAGAAAATGATTTGAAACAATCACTGGAAAGATTTAATTTTGATGATGAAGAATTAAATGAAGTAATAAAAAAATTAGGTTCAGGTGCACATCATTGTTGGAAAGATAAATTAGAACAATTAATATACCAAATAGATGGAATGCCTAATAAAGAAGTATTTTTGGATTGGTTAACATCATTTTATTGTACTGACTTTGCTGTAGATGATGGAACTGATAGTGAATATGAAGATGAAGATGAAGATGAAGATGAAGATGAGTGGTTAGCAACAAATCATGATGAAGATGAGGATTGATGATATTAATTGTCCTGATTATTATGTATAAAATCTAATTAAATTGGACGTTTGAAAAGAAAGACCATTTTATTTATCAAG